GTATTTGTTATTGTTCCCCATAGACCAGCTTTTTCACCGGTTGCTATAAGTTCTAATTTTGTATCTGTAGAAAAACTTGATGCCATATTAATAAGGTTCTATTGGTGTCCAGACCATAGTTGCGCCTGGCACTACTGCACTCCATGTTATCGCCGTAGCGTCCTTTGTAGCTAAAGTCAATGCACTACCAGTAACGTCTACATTTGCTGCTGCAGTCACTGTAACAGTACCTGTAGCCATAGTCAATGCGTTTCCAGAAACTGACATATTGGCGTCTGCTGAAACTACAGCTGTTCCGGTAGCCAAGGTTAGTGGGCTTCCTGTAGGGCTTAAATTAGCCTCTCCAGTTATTGATAATGTACCAAAACCAAGTGTTAATGGACTACCTGAAACGTTCTCAGTAATAGAATCAGCTGTAATACCGATACTACCTATCGTTAATGTTAACGATGTTTTAGTAACTGTGATAGTTACGTTTCTATCCTCAGCTGCTGTTGCAAACGGAAACTCTGAAAATGCACTTAATCCTAACATAATTTATCCTTAAACAGGAGAGAGTGTGGTGTTATGGTGGTGACACTCTCCCCAGTATAAGGATATATCACTTTTTAAACCAAGCAGGAAGCCCTAAATGTGGTCTAGTATCGTTTATATTTTTATCAGCATCCTTAGATTTTTGATCGTTATAATGTAAAAATACTTGGGCGCAGTTATCACCTTGAAACTCTTCTCTCCAATGTTCTAATTCCATACCTCTATAAACTAACATATCGCCAGGCTTTAGATTAACTAAAATACCTTTATTTTGACTAGATACGGTTATTTTTTTACCATCAGGTATACCAACATTTTTCTTTGGCTCTAAATGTATTGGCCAAGGATCACCTCCAAGATTAAGTGTTGTTGATATCTCACAACTAAATCTGTCCTTGTGTCTATGTAATACGTCACCAGGTTTATATATTCTCGCGTAAGAATATGTAGGATATAATTTTAATCCTGTCTTTTTCTCCATGATAGGTAAAGTTCTCATTAACAAAGTTTCCATAGCTATGTCTGCATAGTGAGAATATGTATTTGGAACTTGTTGATCATTCCATACACCAAACTCTGTTGTAAACTGTGAAATGTATCTAGTATCAAACAAAGTTCTTGCAACCTGCCTTTTAAGTAAAAAGTAATTATAACAAAACTCTGCTATATCTTTAGGCACGGCTTCTTTAATTACACAATATTTATTTTTTTTAAAACTCATTGATAAACTATATTCCCACTTACTATTGTTTTTTTATTATCTCTAGACGGCAGTGACTCATGTGGTATAGCACCTAAAAATATTAAACATTTTCCTTTTACTGGTTTTACTCTGTGTTCATTTAATTGCACATATGGATAACCTATGTTTACAAATCTAGTATCTCCAGATTTACTTCCACAATCTACATAAAGAATAAAAGAATAATTATTTTTACCAAGAGAATGACAATGAATGTCGTGATGATCACTAATAGAGTATTTTTGAAACCACATATATTCTATAATATTTTTTTCTCTCTTTAATATTCTACCTACATAATTTACATATTCTTGTAAATAGTTTTTTATTTCATCAAACAATTTTTTATTAATAGAGTTATCATAATTAGATTTAAGATGTTTATATCTTGTTAATTTTTGTTTTTTAACTTTGTTGTATAATTTATTATCTATAGGAAGAGTTGTTTCAAATATAGATTGTGTAAAATCATTTATTTGTATTTTCATTTTTATCACTCCTCTCTTTTGATATTGCTGTTTCAACGACTTTAATATTCCAATGTATAAATCTAAATGGTTCTAAACCTGGATCTACTGCAAACTGATGTGGAACATAACCTGGAAATACAATCATGGTTCCTGGCTCTGGTTTATAGTGCACTTGATTGGCAGCTAAAGTTATTTTATTAGGATCTTTTTGAAAAAGTCTAGTCATCTCTGCACCAGGTCTTGGATCGTGAAAAATTGGATATGATGTTTTTTCACTACATTTTAAAAAATAAAATCCTGATACATGTTGATTCCAATGAACATGAGTATCATGATGTCCTCCACCCTTTTCGCTAAACTCTTGCACCCAAAATTCTGTGAAATGTAAACTATGATTTTGTAAATTAAATCCTTGCCAATCTAAAAACTCATAAGATCGTTGTCCTATAAATTGAACTAAATCTTTAATTTTAGGATCGTTTGAAAAACTTTCACTATGTTTTGATAAACCAAATGTGCCTATATCTTTTTTCCATTTAGGTTCATTTTTTAATTTATCTTTTAAAAGCTTATCAGCATTTTTAATATATTTATCTGTTACTTTAATTGCATTTTTAAGAAACATGGGTGCTTTTGCAATCCATACTGGTGTTTGAAAATAGAATGAAGATTGAAAATCTACATGTCCTTTTGGTTTATTACTTCCGCCTTGTATCATATTATTTAAAAGGATAGCCAAGATTCCATATTACTAAGCTATGCCTTACTCCTTTCGTTACTGGTTTAACTCTGTGCCATACAAAAGAGGGAAACACAACCAAAGAGCCTTTTGGTAATATTTGATCACATGTATGAATATTAGGTTTTTTATCAGGATCTAAATTCCTAAGATCAAACTCTAACTCTCCGCCTTTGTATTCTTTTGGATCTGTTAAACTAACCGTTACAGATAGTTTTCTGATCTTACCTTTTGTTGGTCCTTCTTCTACATAAGGTTTATCCCAACTATCAGCATGCCAATCATAATATTGACCTTTTTTATATATTGTAAATTGACAAGATTCAGAATAATCCCATTCAAAATTCCAACCTGCGTTTTGATTTGCCATATGAACATAAGGTTGAATTTCTTTGTATATCCATCTATCGTTCATCCAAACAATATTTGAATCCCTTTTCTTTTGTAAATCTTTTATTTCATCTTTATTAAGAGGATTTTTACTTAAATCTCTATCTCTACCAAAACCTCCTGTAATAGCCATAATCTCTCTGTTCTTTTCTGCTTTACCATATTGCACAATCATGTCACAAATTCTTGGCGGTATTACAGATTGAAAGTACCAGTAGTAATTAGATATATTCATAGTTAATTGTTAAAGTTACATTTAATTTATTAGAAGTATTGGCTGAAAAACAATACCTGTTAGTGGCTGGAAACATTATAAAATGATTATTTTTCATGGGTATGTGCCAAGTTCTATTTTTTCTTCTGTTATCATCATATTCAATAATACATTCTGAAGAATCTTCTTGAATATCAACACCATAAATAAATGTGTAATCTGATGAGTTACGTAAGTCAACAGGATCAACTTGATGTCTTGTCCAAGATTTTTCTTGAGGACGCATAACATTACCGTGCATAGTCTTAGTTACTAAACTATAACCATATTCAACTCTCCAATGATCTCTGATATAATCTTGCAACCATTGTAAAGGTTGAGAAAAAGGTACTCGATAATCTTGATAAGAGTAATCTTTATTATTTTTACTAATTCTATTTTCTTTTATGTAAGATGAAATGATATTGTTTTTTATTTGATCTTGGTCAATTTCAAAGCCGGTTGGCATTGACACTTCGCCAGTATATACATCAATTTCAGACAGCACCACCTTCTGCATAAATTATTTTTCTATTTTATTCCAGCTCCCGTTTGCTTCGTCCCACTCATACGTATGAGTTAATCCTTCTTCTTCTGATAACTCTGGAGCATCACCTATAGGCGACTGCCATCTTGCTTCTGCTGTATTAAGAACCCAACTAGCATAAGGTTTTTTTGGTAAGAATATATCATTGTCCTCATCATAAATATAACCTATACCAGCATAATTACCTCTAAATGCTTTAGAGTCATCACCTGATTTATGTTTATTACCGTAAGTATTATAAGATGTTTGTTTCCAAAGAGGCCAGCTATGGATGTTTTCCAAAAACTGTCTGCCTACTTCTTCATCTTCAATACCATCAGCATTTTTACAATCTTTATCAGCCACAACATGAACTGCTATAACTTTATTGTTTGCTCCTAATTTTGCGTAATGTGCCATAATGTTCTCCTTATATATTATTTGTTAAAGTTTGTAAATTCATTAATTTTGAAACTTATATCTTATTATTACTATACCTGATCCTCCAGCGGCACCTGTTTGACATAGTGGTCCTCCTGATGAACCTCCAGCTCCACCACCTGTATTAGTTGTTCCTGCTGTTGCTGCACCTGAAGGGTGACTTGCACCATTACCACCACCTCCAGTGCCTCCAGCTCCTCCAGCTCCACTTGGTGAAGGTGTTGTACCACCGCCACCACCACCAGCATAAGCTGTTGGTGAACCTGTAATACTTGTTGTTGCACCAGCTCCTCCTGCACCACCTGTGTTTCCAGGATTTGATGAACCTGCTACTGTTGCACCACCTGCACCAGCTGCACCGTTTCCTCCGTTTGGTGGACCTCCTGGAGCTCCATTTGTTCCTTGTGCTGGATTAACTGGGGGTGTATTACCTGAACCTCCTGCATAGGGTGATCCTCTTCCTCCACCACCACCTGAACCACCATCAGCAGCACCTTGATGACTACCTCTTCCACCACCTGTTGATGTTATAGTTGAAAATACTGAATTTGCACCATTAGTGCCACAATGAGGAGAAGAATTAGGACCAGCTGTGCCACCACCACCTACTGTGATCGGATATGTTTGAACACTAACTGGTAAACCATCTGGTGCATTTAATGGACTAGCTGTATAAGGATCAGATGTGCATTTACCTTCTCTAAAACCTCCACCTCCTCCTCCACCAGCACCGTCTCCATTGCTACCACCTCCACCACCGACTACTGTATAAGAAACTTTATTAGACCCTGTTGATGAACCTGCACAAGACACAATAAAACTTGAGTCACTTGTAAAAGTATGTATTTTAAAATCACCTGACGTTGTTACTGTTCCACCTGTTGCAGTAACATATTTAATTACGTTTAATACTTCATTTGAGTTTACTGGCTTCCAACCTTTTGTGGCATCCACATATACTAAAGTCGTCGCAATACCAGCTGTTTCTAAAGTTAAATCTGTGCATAATCCATCTATTTTTGAACCACCTCTGCCTACTGTAATGGCATTACAAGCAGCAGTTTTTGCATAATCTGAAACTGAAACTATATCACCAGCTGAAGGAGATGAAGGAAGTGTTACAGTAACTCCACCGCTAGTTGTGTCTATAAAAAATCCATCGCCGCTAGTTGCAGTAAACGGAGATGTTTTAGCTGTTGTGCACCAATCCACAGTTCCTGTTCTACCAAATCCTGTTTGTGTAGCACCTGGTGCTAAAGTTACAGCTGTGCAAGCGCCACCTAATGTAAGTGTGCTTCCTGATCTTTTTTCTATTTTATCTACTTTAATTGTACTCATAATTTACCTAGTTTTGAAACTTATATCTTATTACCACTACTCCTGATCCACCAGATCCTCCTGTTGTTGTTGGCCAAGAGCCAGAACCACCTCCACCACCTGTATTGGCTGTGCCTGATGTGCCTGGTGATTCGCCTGGTCCAGGAATTGATCCACCTGTTCCACCTGCTGCTCCGCCACCGCCAGGTCCAGCTGGTCCACCAGTAGAACCAGCAGTAGGATAGCCTCCGCCACCTCCGCCACCTGCTCTAGTTACAGGAGAACCTGTAATTGAACTTGCTGTTCCATTACCACCAGCTCCACCTGTTGAATCTGGAGATGTACCTTGTATTGGACCACCACTGCCTCCAGCTCCGCCACCACCACCAGCAGATCCTGCATTAGGGCCACCTCTACAACCATTACCACCAGGATTTCCTTGTGCTGGTGATACGGGTGGTTGATTACCATTACTTCCAGGATTAGGTTGATTCTCACCAGCTCCACCACCTGAACCACCAGGTGCTCCGCCTGGATGAGGTCCTGAAGGTGCACCATTACCACCACCTGCTGATGTAATTGTACTAAAAGTTGATACTGATCCTGGTGCAGAAGTATTTGAATTTGGTCCTGTTCCTCCTGCTCCACCAGCACCAACTGTTATTGGATAAGTTTGTGTTGAAACAGTAATAGCTCCAGCACCATCTAATGGTGATGCCGAATAAGAATCATTACTTGCTTTATCTTCTCTATAACCACCAGCTCCACCGCCACCACCTTGTTGATAAGGTGCTCCTCCACCTCCAGCAACTACCATATAAGAAACTTCATTATTAGGCGCTGAAGTTCCAGCAGTAGCAACGAAATTTCCATCCGATGTAAATGTATGAATTTTATAATTACCTGATGTTGTAATAGTTCCACCTGTTGCTGATATAAAAGCTGGTGCTTCGACAGTTGTATCTGTATTAACATTTAGCCACCCTCTTGTAGAATCTGTAAAAACTAACGTAACTGATTGACCCTCTGTTGCAAGAAGTCCATTTGCACAAGCC